TGGTAAAAATAACACACATAAAAAGCAAATGTTATACATGAGTGTTGCAAAAATATCACACAATTACTTAGAAAGGTTCTAAACTGGTGATAACGCAGTATTATCGGAAATTATTAACGATAACGATTAACTTATCATTATAAAATTTGTGGTTGTAATAACTGAATTATGAAGAACAAATAGCGAACATAGGGGGTTTTAAAAGTGCGATACCCACTTTTTGCGTTACTGACTAAAATAAAATTGATACAAGGCATAAACAAATGGATGATACTTTTCTAAAAACAATAATCTTCATTATGAAAGATAAGAAAACAAAGAAACCAATTGTGATTACACACTTTCAAGGTTTTCAAGATGAGGCTGAAGCTAACGACTTTTCAGATTTTCTTAGAACACAATTTATTTTGCCTAGCGATTATCCTGATTCAAATGAAACAATTCATTAAGGGGGGTTTTGTTTTAAAATGAAACAAATTGTTATTCCTTATTCACCAAGAGATATTCAAAATTTTTTGCATAAAAAATGCGATAAGAACCGATTTAATGTAGTAATTGTCCACAGGAGAGGAGGCAAAACAGTTTTTGCTATAAACCATTTAATCAAAGCTGCTCTGACATCAACAAAACCTTATCCAAGATATGCCTTTATAAGTCCTTACAGGTTGCAAGGTAAATCTACTGCTTGGGATTACATGAAACAATTTTCTGCCACAATTCCAGGAGTTAAATTTAATGAGTCAGAACTAAGGGTGGACTTTTCTATAAACAATTCAAGAATACAAATCTTAGGTGGTGAGAATAGTGCTGCTATCAGAGGTCAGTATTTTGATGGTATAGTTTGCGATGAAACACAAAACCTTTCGCCAGACCTCTTTGATACCATTTTAAGACCATGCTTATCGGACAGAAAAGGCTTCGCTATCTTTATCGGAACTCCGATGGGAAGAAATTGGTTCTACGAACTACATGAAAAAGCAAAGACTAGCAAAGATTGGTTTACCAAAGTATTTAGAGCTAGTGAAACAAAGATCATAGCTCAAGATGAATTAGATGCTGCTAAACAAACAATGTCGCCTGAGAGTTACGAACAAGAATTTGAGTGTTCATTTCAAGCTGGAATTAGCGGTTCTTACTTTGGATCTATAATCGAAGAATTAGAGGAGTCTGGCAATATTAAGAACTTTGATATAGACGATAGTTTAGATGTTGAAACTTGGTGGGATTTAGGGATGAACGATAGTACAGTAATCACCTTTGCTCAACGAAGAACAAATGGCGAAATTAGAATTATTGATTGCTACGAAAATTCTGGTGAGGGATTAGAGCATTATATAAATATCATAGATAGCAAACCTTACACATATTCAAAACACATAGCTCCGCATGATATTAGAGTTAGAGAGATTGGCACAAATAAATCCAGATGGGAGACCGCTAAAGAACTAGGGTTAGAATTTGACATAGCACCCAAACTTAGTGTAGAAGATGGTATTGAGCAAGTAAGACGAATGTTACCCAAGTGTTTTTTTCATAAAAACAATTGCAATAAGTTGGTTGAAGCATTAAAATCATATTGTAAGCGGTGGGATGAAAAAAATAATTGTTTTAGGAATAAACCCCTACACAATTGGGCATCACACTTTTGCGATTCGGTAAGGTATGGTGCTGTTACAGAACCATTAGAAACATCGGATTGGGATAAGCCAATAGAAGTAGATACAAATTATATAGTTTAATATGGCAAAAAAAAATAAAGAAATATCAAATATAGAATTACAAAGTTTATTATCAAATCAAATACAAAATGCTTTAGGTTATCTAGGTGGTCAATTATCAGACTCAAGAACTAAATCATTAGAATATTATTTAGGTGATAAACTAGGAACAGAAATAGATGGTCGTAGTCAAGTAGTATCAACCGATGTTGCAGATACGATTGAAAGTTTATTACCAAATTTATTAAGAGTGTTTACTGCATCTGATAAAGTTGTTAATTGCGAACCAATGACAGCAGAAGATGTTCCGATGGCAGCACAAGCTACAGCTTATTTAAATCATGTTTTTTATAAAGAGAATGATGGCTTTCAATTATTATATAATTTTTTTAAAGATGCCTTAATTGAAAAAAATGGTTTCTTAAAAATTTATTGGGATGACTCTGAAAAAGTAGATTACGAAACTTACGAAAATTTATCCATAGTTGAGAAAGAGGCTTTGCAAGATACTAAGGATGAAATAGAAACTGTTGAAGAAGAAGTATTTGAAGATGAGTCTGCCAAAGAAAAGTTTCAAGAAGTTTTAAAACAATATGAAATGCAAGGGGTAGATATATCTCAAGTTCAAGTTCCTAATTTTAATTTATATAATTGCAAAATAAAACGAATTAAAAAAACTGGTAAAGTTAAAATAGAAAGTATTCCACCAGAAGAATTTTTAATTGATAGAAGTGCTAAAACAATTGAAGATGCCGATTTTGTTTCTCATAAAGTTTTAATGACAAGATCAGATTTAGTTGCAATGGGTTATCCTCAAGACGAAGTTGATGAACTACCTAAATCAGATTTAGATATTTACAATGATGAAGAAACTGTAAGATTAACAGATGTTGATGATTATCAAATTTCAAGCTCAACAGATACTTCGACAGAAAAAGTTTTAGTTTATGAGTCTTATGTAAAATATGATTATGACCAAGATGGAATTGCTGAACTTAGAAAAATAGTTTCTGCTGGTTCAGATGGTCATCACATATTATCAAATATGCCTTGCGATAGTGTACCCTTCGTAACTATTACTCCTATTCCAATGCCTCATAGATTTTACGGAAGATCAATTTCAGAATTAGTAGAAGATGTTCAGTTAATGAAATCTACTGTAATGCGACAGTTGTTAGACAATATGTATTTAACAAATAATAACAGAGTTGCAGTCATGGATGGTATGGTCAATATGGATGATTTATTGACGACTAGACCTGGTGGAATTGTTAGAACTAAACAACCACCAAACCAAGTGATGCAACCATTACAAGCTCAACCAATTTCACAACAAGCCTTTCCATTATTAAATTATTTAGATTCAGTTAGAGAAGGTAGAACTGGTGTTTCAAAAGAAGCTCAAGGTTTAAGTCCTGACACTTTAAATGCTAAAACAGCTACTGGTGTAAATGCTTTGATGCAACAAACTCAAATGAGATCAGAATTAATTGCTAGAGTGTTTGCAGAAACAGGTGTTAAAGATTTATTTAAAAAAATATTTGAATTAATGGTTAAATATCAGGATAAAGAAAAAATTATTATGATGAGTAACCAATATATTCCAGTAAGACCTACAGAATGGAAAGATAGATTTAATATTAATATTGTAGTTGGTCTTGGAACTGGTTCTAAAGAACAACAAACAATCATGTTAAATAGTATTTTAGAAAGACAACTACAAGCATTTCAAATTCAAGGTGGAAAAGAGATGCCAATGGTCAATTTAAAAAATATGTATAATACTTTAACTAAAATAGTAGAGAACGCAGGTCTTAAAAATGTAGAAACTTATTTTGTAGATCCTGATGTGGGGAAACAAATGATGCCACCACCTCAACCACCACCATTAACACCGATTGAGAAGATAGAATTTACTAGAATTGATGCTGAGAATAAGCGAAAACTTGCAGACCTAGAATTACAAGCTCAAGAATTAGCTCAGAAAACTCAAGAAATGCAATTAGACTTTGAAGCGAAGATAAAAGAAATGGCTTTAAAATATAATACTCAACTTGATACTGCAAAAATTAAAGCAGATGCAGATTTAGACAAGATGATGGTAGCAGGAGATAACAAAATACTTGAAGAAGCGGCAAAATCTACTAATATGTTTGGCAAACAACTAGAAGGAATAAATGAAAGCGAAAGACCAGGCGGACAGGGCGGTGGAAATCAGCCGATCCAACGAAGCCAAGCAGATATTAGAGAGTAAACTTTTTCAAGAGAGTATGGAAACTCTTAAAAAAATTTATTCTGAGGCACTTCTTGAAAAAACAGGTGCTAAAGAGAGTGATACCAGAGAAAAACTTTGGATTGCTTACAATGTTGTTGGAAAAGTAGAGCAACATCTACTAACTGTTATCGAAACAGGAAAACTTGCAGCTAAACAGTTGGAAGATTTTAGAAAACAACAGAATAATACAAAATTTTAACCATCAAGGTTAAAATAAGCCAAGTCTAACGACAGCTTAACAATGGAGGACTTAATGTCTGAAACAAACCCTTTACTGAACAATGCTTCAGTACAAGGTGCAGCAAAATCTATTGAAGGTTTAATGGACACTAAAGGTGTTATCAAAAAACCTCAAGAAGAAGCAGCACCAGTTGAACCAAAAGAAGAAGTAGAAGCGAAAGCAGAAACTGAAACAGAAGAACAACAACAACCTGTTGCTCAACCAGAGGAAACAATGGAAGTAGCAGAAGAAGAACAAGCATCACAAGATGAAAATGCAATTGAAGAACAAGAAACTGATCTACACCAAGTAATTGTAAATGGTGAAAAGATTGATGTTGACCTTGAAGAATTAAAAGCAGGTTATCAAAAAGATGCCGACTATAGACGAAAAACTGAGGAGATAGCAATTGAAAAAAGAGAGCTAAAAGCCGAAGAAGATCGTCTTAAAAATCAGTATTCAACTAAGATGGATGATTTAAATTCATTAGTAGTTACTTTAAATGCTGAGATTAACAACGATATGAGTTCTAAAGAGCTTGATGCTCTTTGGGATGAAGATCCAACTGAAGCTGCTAGAGTTGATCGTAAGATTAATAAACGAAAACAAACGATACAACAAGCACAGCAAAAACTGAGAGAACATCAAGAAACTCAGTTTCAGGAAATACTTAGAAATGAACAAAAAAAACTTCATTTAAAACATCCTGAGATTGCTGATCCTATTAAGGGTGCAACAGTTAAAAATAATATTATGAGTTATTTAAATTCTAAAGGCTTCTCAAACGATGATGTCGCAAGAATTTATGATTCAAGATATTTTGATGTGATAATGGATGGTATGAAAGCTAATGCGACTAAACCCAATTTAGTAAGTAAAAAAGTTAAACCAACTACAGTTGTTAAGTCAGGTGTTAAAGCTACAAAAGAAGATTTAAATAATCAGTCTAGGTTGAAGAAGATTAAAGCGTTGAAGAAAAGCGGAAGTGCAAAAGATGCTACCGAATTACTGATGCGTTATCTATAAACATAACCTAACGGAGAAAACAAATGGCTAAATACCAAACATATACGACTGTAGGTATAAGAGAAGATCTAGCGGACATCATATATTCAATTAGTCCAACAGAAACACCTTTTATGTCTGGAGTTGCAAAAACAAAAGCAACTAATACTTTACACCAATGGCAAACAGACGCATTAGCTGATGTTGCTGCAAATGCTGCTGTTGAAGGTGCTGATATTTCTTATGGAACTATGACACCTACTGTATTAGAAAACAACCACACTCAAATTTCTACTAAAGGAATCCAAGTTACTGCAACTAACGAAGCTGTAACTTCTGCTGGAAGAAATAATGAGATGGCTTACCAAGTAGCTAAAGCTGCAAAAGAATTAAAAAGAGATATGGAAACAGCTCTTTTATCTAATGTTGCTAAAACTGCTGGTAATGCAACAACTGCAAGAAAACTTGGCGGAGTTCCAACTTGGTACGAAACTAATGTTGATGCAGGTGCTGGTGGATCTGGTGCTGGAAATGGTGCTGTACGAACCGATGGAACGCAAAGAGCCTTTACTGAAGATCAGTTAAAAGGTATTTTAGTTAGCTGTTACAATGAAGGCGGAAACCCTAACATGATTATGGTAAATGCTTTTAACAAACAGAAACTATCTGGCTTTACAGGTGGTTCTACTAGATTTGATGCTGCGGAAGATAGAAGATTAATTACTTCTATTGACGTATATGAATCAGACTTTGGAACTATGCAAGTATCACCAAACAGATTTATCAGAGGTGCTAATGGTACTGCTGCTAAAATCGGACAAGATGCTCACATTCTTGATATGGAATTCTGGGCAGTTTCTTTCTTAAGAGATTTCTCTCTACAAACACCAGCTCAGACTGCTGATGCAGATCAGAGATTTATGGTTGCTGAGTACACTCTTGAGTCAAGAAATGAAAAAGCAAGTGGTTTAATCACAGATTTAACTACTTCATAATAAATCTAAAGTGGTGGGGGAATTATCCCCCATCATTAAATTAACAATTTTGTTTGGTCTTTGAAGTCAATGACGGAACGAAGCAAATAAAAAGGATAAAAAAATGAGAACATTAAACGATTACTTTATAACTGCTGAAATAGAAGATATTTCTACAGCTTCATCAACTTTTGTTGGTGTACCTGATGGTGGTAAAATAGTTAAAATTATAACTGCTTTACAAGGTGCAATATCTGGAGCAAATGCTGCAATTTCTTTTGAAATTGGTGGTACTGCTGTAACTGGTGGTGGCATAACTGTTGCTCACTCTGGTTCTGCTGCTGGTGATGTAGATACTGCTGAACCTACTGCTTTAAACAGAGTAGAAGAAGATGGAACTATCGAAATGATTACTGATGGTGGTTCTACTGGAGCTAAAAAATTACTTGTTACATTTGTAATAAGAAGATAAATAATAACTGGGGGGATCTTGCCTAGCGGTACTTCCCCCTTAAAATTAGGAGATAAATATGAGTTTTAATTATGGATTAAGACCTACAACAGTTCAGATGATTGCTTTAACAGGTAGTTCATCTACTCAATCATCAGCTTTTGGATCACAATCAGAATATGTAAGAATTTGTTCTAACGCAGCAGTTCACATTTTATTTGGTGCAAATCCAACTGCAACTACAAGCAAAATTTATATACCTGCAAACGAACCAGAAATTTTTAAAGTTTCTCCAGGTGAAAAAGTTGCAATCATTGGTTCTAGTGGTGATGATATATCTGTTGTTGAGTTGAGTGCTTAGTGGCTAGACAAAAGTTTGTCAATTTTGTTCCAAGACCTAAACCTAGAAAAAGACCTGGTAAACATAAAAAGTCAAAAAACAAAAATGAAAAACGACAACAAAAAAACACAAGATATAAAGGTCAAGGTAGATGAGAAAAGATATAAGTATTGATGGTTTAAAAAAAGAAACATTTTCTTTAGATGAAATGGAAAAGAAAATTGTTTTAAATGAAGAAGTTAATATAGATCCTCATTTACAACACAATAAAAGATTATTAAATTTAAATGATGGATATTCAAAATCCAGAGATTTAAAAAGAGTAGCTTCTATTCCAACTTTAGCTTTATCTGTTTGGGCGAATGAGTATAATGGTAGTAACAATTGGTTTTCACTTCCTAAAGAAGTTCAAACAAAAATATTAAAAACAAAATTAAATAGTAATGAGTTTAAATATTTTAAAACAGCAGAAGGTAAATTATAATGGCACTTGCAACATATTCAGATTTAAAAACATCAATAGCAAATTGGCTTAATAGATCAGATTTAACATCAGAAATTTCAGAAGATTTTATTGTTCTTACAGAAAAAGATTTTAATTCTAAATTAAGAATAAGAAAAATGAACGCAACTGATAGTTCTTTTACTATTGATTCTGAAACTAAAGCATTACCGACTGGATTTTTACAAATAAGAGATTTTTATATTTTACAAGGTGGAACTAAATATGCTTTAAGATATATTACTCCAGCACAAATGGATCAAATTAAAGGAAGTTCAACAACTGGACTACCAGTAACTTTTACAATACTAGGTGATAATTTTAGATTTGCACCATCTCCAGATAGTTCTTACACAGGTGTTGTAAATTATTATAAAGCATTTGATCCTTTATCAGATTCAAATACTTCTAATTATATTTTATCAAATCATCCTGCAATTTATTTATATGGTTCACTATACCATGCTGCTAATTTTTTAGGTGGAATTGAACCAAGACAAGTTCAACAATGGCAACAAATGTATTCTACAGCTCTTGAAAGATTAGAGAGAAATGACAGAGAAGATCAATATGGAAATGCACCTTTGCAACAAACAGGTGATGTAACTGTTTCAGGTGCGTTTAATGATGTGTCAAGAATTATTACAAGTAATAACAATTAAGGAAATTTATGCAAATACCTTTTGGAGAATGGCTTCCTGACCAACCAGAGCATAACAATCCTGGTGCTAATGTAGCTAACAATGTTTATTATGCTTTAAATTCTTATAAAAGATTTCCTTCATTAGTTAATTATTCTACAAATACAACTACAAAAGATTCAAGAGGTGCAGGTTCTTTTAGAGATAATTCTAATACTGTATTTAATTTTGTAGCAACACAAGAAACTATTTATGAATTGACTGGTGGTGCTTTTTCAGAAAGAGGAGCAAGAGGTAAAGTTTTAAGTACAGCTTTTGCAACTTGTACAATTACAGTTTCAGACTATGCAAATATTGGTGCAAGTAAAACTATTACTTTAAAAAAAAATGATGGTACAACTGTTGTCTTTACATCTGTTACTGGTTCACCATCTACAAATGAATTTCAAGTTCAAACAAACAACGACACTACTGCTACAAATTTAAAAAATACTATTAATGGTCATGCAGATTTTTCAGCAAGTGTATCAGGTGCAGTTGTAACTGTAACAAGAGCAACAGTTGGAAATAATAATTTAACAAATGTTTCGTCTGATACTGTAAGATTAACAACTACAAATTTTTATGGTGGAACTCCTTTGACTGGAGATGCAACTGATTATGTTACATTTACACAATTTGGAAATTATATCATAGCTAGTAATGGTGTAGATGCACCTCAATATTATTTAATGGGAACATCATCTTCTTTTGAAGATCTTTCAACTATTGGAACATCAGGTACTGTACCTACATTTAAAGTTTCAGGTATAATTAGAGATTTTTTAGTAACAGGTAATCATGTTGGTGCAACTAATAGAATACAATGGTCAGGAATAAATGATATTACAACTTGGGCAGCTGGAACTAAACAATCAGACTTGCAAGACCTACCAGGATCAGGTGGACAAATAGTTCATATAACTTCTGGAGAGATTGGTTATGTATTTAGGCAAAATCAAATAATTAGAATGGATTATGTCGGTGGTGCAACAGTATTCCGTCTATCAGTTATTTCACCAAATAGAGGAGCAGTATATGGAAGAACTGTTTGCCAAGATAATCGTAGAGTCTTTTTTTATGCGGATGACGGATTTTTTGAAGTTAATGGAGATCAAGTTACTGCAATAGGTGCAGAAAAAGTAAATAGATTTTTTGATTTAGATTTAAATAAAGCATTTTCTGATAGAATAGTTGCAGCTACAGATCCTTTTAATCAATTAGCAATTTGGTTATATCCATCTTCTGCTGACACATCTAATACTACTGGTATTTGTGATAAAGTTTTAATTTATAATTATGCTACTCAAAAATGGTCAACAGCAAATGCTAATGCTAGTACAATATTTTCACAATTTGTTGGAGCTTATACAGTTGAGTTAATGGACATTATTTCAGAAAATTTAGATAACATTAATATTTCATTAGATACTGATTTTTGGAATGGAGGACAATTATTATTAGGTGCTATTGATAGTGATTACAAAGCTGCTATTTTTTCAGGAACAGAAAATGAAGGAGAAATAGAAACTACAGAATTAGAGTTGTTTCCAGGAACAAGATCGTCTATAATAGGTGTAAGACCTATTGTAGATGCAACTGCTACAGTTACTTTAAAAACTAGAGATAGACTTGCTGATATTGCTACAGAATCAACTTCTTCAAGCATGAATTCTACAGGTATAAATCCAGTAAGACAATCTGGAAGATATGTTAAAGTTAATGTTAAAATACCAAGCGGAGGTGCTTGGAAAGATGCACAAGGAATTGATATAGTTGCATCAAGATCAGGGTTGAGATGACAGATAAAACTGATATAGATAATGTTAGATACAGTTTTGAAACACAAGAGTTTTTTCAAAGACAAATTGAAGAAGCTATTAACACATTAGTAAATGAAAAAAATCAAGAAAATAATAAAGCATTTTCTTGGTTCTTAGGAGATTAAATGGCAGGTATAAAAGATTATTCAACAACACAAGCAAATAACACAGACTTAAATGGTATCTCTACTGCCGAAGGGATGCTACCTTCTAATTTAAACAATGCAATTAGAGCATTGATGAAAAATACTAGAGAGTGGTTTAATGACAGTCAATGGGTAGAATATGGAGATGGTTCAGGTGCTTACACAGCTGCTTACGCATCATCTACCTCTTTTACAATTGCTGGTGTTGATGTAACTTCTTTTTATCATGCAGGAAGAAGAATTAAATTAATTGCTAGTACACCAGGAACAATTTTTGGAACAATTAGTTCATCATCTTTTTCAACCAATACAACTGTTAATGTAACATGGGATTCAGGTTCATTATCTAGTGAAGCTATTACAAATGTTTATGTAGGTGCTTTATCAAAAACAAATACATCTATTCCAAGTGAAGTTATTGGTGCAACACAATTAGGAGATAATGCAGTTACTACATCAAAAATTCAAGGTGATGCAGTTAATGGAACTAAAATTGCAGATGACAGTATTAATTCAGAACATTATGTAGATGGTTCAATAGACACAGCTCATATTGCAGATTCACAAATTACTACTGCTAAAATTACAGATGCAAATGTTACAACAGCTAAAATTGCTGCTGATGCAGTTGATGGTACAAAAATAGCTGATGATAGTATTAACTCTGAACATTATGTTGATCTTAGTATAGATACTATACACATTGCAGACTCACAAATTACTACAGCTAAGATAGCTGACTCACAAATTACTTCTGCTAAAATAACAGATGGTGCAATTGTTAATGCAGATATAAATGCAAGTGCTGCTATTGATGCTACAAAAATACATGATGGTACAATTTCAAATACAGAGTTTGGTTATCTAAATGGTGCTAGTTCAAATATTCAAACACAACTAGATGCCAAAGGTGCTTCAAATGCAAACTTAACTGCAATTGGTGATCTTGCTACAACAGATGGTAACTTTATTGTTGGTAGTGGTTCAACATGGGTAGCAGAAACAGGATCAACAGCAAGAACATCATTAGGATTAGGAACTATTGCAACTCAAGCATCTGATAGTGTTTCAATATCTGGTGGTTCAATAACTGGTCTTGGAAATCCATCAAATAATTCAGATGCTGCAACTAAGTCTTATGTAGATGATGCAGTAGCAGGACTAAGAACAAGAATTATAGCTGAATGTGCTACTACAGCAAATGTAAATTTAACGAATGGTTTAGAAGCTGGTGATAGTATTGATGGTGTTACTCTTGTAGCTGGAGATAGAGTTTTAGTAAAAGATCAAAGTGATGCTACAGAAAATGGATTATACTTAGCAGTATCAAGTGGTGCTGCATCAAGAGATCCTGAACATGATACTATAGCTGAATTATCTGGTGGTATGGTTGTAGTTAATCAAGGTACAGCAAATGATAATAAAATATTTTTATGCACAACAGATTCTAGTGCTTCAATAGGATCTAGCAACATAACTTACTCTCAGATTACACCAGCTAATGTTGGAACAGTTACATCTATTGCAACTGGCACAGGAATAGATGGTGGTACAATTACATCATCTGGAACAATATCAATAGATTCAACAGTTGCTACTCTTACAGGAACACAAACTTTTACAAATAAAACTTTAACTACACCAAAAATTGATACTTCTATTTTAGATACCAATGGAAATGAATTAGCTAAATTAACAGCAACAGGTTCAGCAGTAAATGAATTTACAGTAGCCAATGCTGCAACAGGTGGTAATCCAACTTTATCATCAACTGGTGGTGATAGTAATATTGATTTAGATTTATTAGCTAAAGGTACTGGTCATGTAACTGTTAAAGGAAATACAAATGCTGGTGCTATACAATTAAATTGTGAATCTAATTCACATGGTCAAATTATAAAATCTCAACCTCACTCTGCTGCTGTTACAAATGAAATGTTATTACCAGCTGGTGCTAGTTCTACTTTAGTATCTTTAGTTTCAACAGATACACTCACAAATAAAACTTTAACTTCTCCTAAAATTGGAACAAAAATTGACGACACAAATGGAAATGAATTATTTAATTTAACAGCTACAGGTTCGGCTGTTAATGAATTTACTATTGCTAATGCAGCAACAGGTAATGCACCTGAAATATCTGCAACTGGTGGAGATACAAATATAGATTTAAAATTAACACCAAAAGGTTCAGGTAAATTAAATTTAGATGGTATTAAATTTCCAAATGCAGATGGATCAGCAGATCAAGTATTAAAAACTGATGGATCAGGTAACTTATCTTTTGGCGAAGTATCTGGTGGAGAACAATGGCAATCAGTTAAAACTTCTACTTTTACAGCAACAGCAGGTGAAGGTTATTTTGTAAACACTACAAGTGGAGTTATTACAATGAATTTACCAGCAGGAACTTTAGGAGATTTTGTAAGTTTTATAGATTATGCTGGAACTTTTGATTCTAATACATTTACAATATCAGCTAATGGTTCTGAAAAAATAAATGGTTCTACAGATGATTTAACTGTATCAGTAGAAAGGTCAGCCAATACTTTAGTCTATACAGATTCTACACAAGGTTGGCTGTTAAAGGTTAAATAATTATGGCTACCTATAAGCAAACAGTTGGAACTGCTGTTACCAACTATGCTGGAGATAAACCTGGTGTAGTTGAAGGTGAGCTTTGGTACGATAGCACTAATCAACATTTTAAATATCAATATCCAAATGTAACTACATCTGGATCTTGGTCTAGTGGTGGTAATTTAAATACTGCTAGATATGGTGTTGCAGGAGCTGGAATTTATACATCAGCTTTAGCTTTTGGAGGGAGAGATCCCCAAACTAACATAACAGAATCTTATGATGGTGCGACTTGGACTGAAGTTTCAGACTTAAATACTTCAAGAGCACACATGGGTGGTGTTGGAGCAAGTAATACTTCTGCATTAGGATTTGGAGGATTTAATTTACCTGGTAATGTTGCATTAACTTCTACAGAATCTTGGGATGGTAGTAGCTGGACTACAGTAAATTCTTTAAATCAAAAAAGAAGATTTCCAGGAGCAAATGGAATAGCGACTGCTGCATTATGTATTGGAGGAGATCAAGATCCTCCTAGAGTAGCATTAGTGGAACAATGGAATGGATCTAACTGGACAGAAGTTGGAGATTTAAATAGTGCTAGATCACAACTTGCAAGTGCAGGAACATCAACATTAGCAGTTGCATTTGGTGGTGCTGGGCCTGGTGGAGTAACAGGTGCAACAGAAACATGGAATGGTAGTGCTTGGACAGAAACAACAGATTTAAATACTGCAAGACAACAATTAGCTAGTGCATCTTTTGGAACATCAACATCTACTTTAGCTTTTGCTGGTAATCCAGGTCCAGCAGTAACAGGAAAAACAGAAGATTGGAATGGAACTAGTTGGACTGAAACAACTGATATGAGTACAGCAAGAGAATATTTAGCTGGAGCAGGTACAACAGCAAACGCATTAGCATTTGGTGGAAGTCCACCAACATCAGCAGCAACAGAAGAATGGACAGGGCCTGGTGTTCCAATCGGTGCTTGGTCAACAGGTGCAAATATGAATGTTGGAAGATATGCTATGGCAGGTGCAGGAGCAAGTAATTCAGCTGGGTTAGCATTTGGAGGAAACTTTCCTCCAGGAGATAATTTATCAGCATTAACAGAATCTTATGATGGAACTACTTGGACTGAAGTAGGTGATTTAAATACTGCTAGACAAAATATTTCAGGTAATGGAATTTACACATCAGCATTAGCTTTTGGTGGATTTGTACCTCCAGGCAATACTATAACAGGAAAAACAGAATCTTGGGATGGTAGTAGTTGGACTGAGGTTGCAGATTTAAATAGTGGTAGAAAATCTTTAGGTACTTCAGGAGTAACTAATACAGCAATTTTAGGTATTGGTGGAGATCCATTTGGTTCTCCTAGAAACTCAGCATTAGTAGAATCATGGAATGGTAGTAGTTGGACAGAAACAACAGATTTAAATACTGCAAGATTTGTTTTATCAGGAGCTGGAACACAAACAGCAGCTATAGCTTTTGGTGGTTATGTTCATCCTGGCCCTTCTGGTGGGCCACAAGCAATAACAGAATTATGGAATGGTAGCTCCTGGACTGAAGTTGGAGATCTAAATACAGCAAGATATAATCTTGCAGGTGGAGGCACTTATACAGCTGCTTTAGCTTTTGGAGGTATTCCACCTGTAACTGGAAAAACAGAGGATTGGAATGGTGCTACTTGGACTGAAACAACAGATTTAAATGCAGCTAGAAGTGACTTATCTGGAGATGGAGTAACAACATCAGCTTTAGCTATGGGAGGAAGTCCTCCAGTTGGCGGACAAACAGAAGAATGGAATAAACCATCAAATTTGGTAAAAACTTTAACTGATTAAGGAGGTAAAACTATGGCAAAAACATATCAATACTGTGTAGCAGAAAACTGGGGAAAGGGTTTTATAGATCATGTAGAATCTATGAGAATCACTTTTAAAGGTTATCCTGCTAATGTTTGGCAAATTCCAGCATACAATAAACATGCAAATCTTTGGATTTCTAAAGTTGCTGGTGTTGTTAAAACAAAAGACGAAGCACAAGCTCTTGTTGATGCAGAAATAACTGCTAGTCAAACAGCATGGGATAACGATAATGCTATTGATGGCGAAACTATCGAACAAAAAATTGACAGAATTGGCGAAAGACCACAAGATATAACATTAGAGGAATAAATTTTAAATGTCAGAATATAAAGGCATAGTCGGTCAAAAGGTTGTAAGCTATACTACTGATCCTGATAATCCAGTACAGGGTCAAGTATGGTATAATGCAACCACAAACACTTTAAAGCTAGAGGGTCAAACTACATCTGGATCTTGGGCTACAGGAGGAGCTTTAAATACTGCTAGGTTTCAATTAGGTGGAGCAGGTATATATACAGCTGGTTTAGCTATTGGTGGTAGAACTGGACTAGCTATAACAGAAAAATATGATGGAACATCTTGGACTGAAGTTAATGATTTAAATACTGGTAGAAGTCAATTAGGAGGAGCTGGAACTCAAACTTCTGCACTTGCATTTGGTGGAGAAGGGCCACCAACTACAGGAGCAACAGAATCTTATAATGGCACTAGTTTTAGTGAGGTAGCAGATTTAAATACTGCAAGATATGCTTTAAGAGGAGCAGGTGTTGATAATACTTCAGTTTTAGCTTTTGGAGGAGGGCCAGGTAATAAATCTGAAACAGAAACTTGGAATGGAACTAGTTGGGCAGAAACAGCAGATTTAAACACAGGTAGAGCGGCATTAACAGGATGTGGCACTAAAACAGCCGCACTTGCTTTTGGTGGAGAACCAAGAACAGCAATTACAGAACTGTGGAATGGTTCTAGTTGGACAGAGGTAGCCGATTTAAATGCAGGTAGATATGGTATGGCAGGAGCTGGTTTAAGTACAGATGCTTTAGGATTTGGTGGAAATGCTCCACCAGCAACAAATGCAACAGAATTATGGAATGGAACTTCTTGGACAGAAACAAATAATTTAAATACAGCAAGAGATTATCTGGCTGGTGCAGGTACAACAGCAAACGCATTAGCTTTTGGTGGAGCAATTTCAACTGCAACAACAGCAACTGAAGAATGGACAGGAGCAGGTTCTCCTTTAACACAAACAATAGATACAGATTAATTATGGCAACATACAAAGAAATAATTGGAACAAATATAGAATCAAGATCATCTGATCCTAGCAATCCTGTTGAAGGACAAGTTTGGTATAATTCAACAACAGGTGCTTTAAAAGGTGCTTCTGTTACTACAGTAGGTTCATGGGCTACTGGTGGTAATTTAAACACAGGAAGAAGAATGATGGGTGGAGCAGGTGTAAGTAGTTCATCTGCGTTAGGCTTTGGTGGGTATCTTGGCCCTCCTCCTAATGCAGCTCAAGCATTAACAGAATCTTATGACGGAACAAGTTGGACAGAGGTTGGAGATTTAAATACTGCTAGAAGAGGTGTAAAAGGAAGTGGTACTCAAACTTCTGCTTTAGCATTTGGCGGAGTAACACCATCAGCAGAATCAGCAAAAACTGATTCTTGGAATGGTAGTAGTTGGACTGAAGTAGCAAATTTGAATACTGCAAGACAACAGGGAGGAGGAGCAGGAGCAAGTAATACTTCTGCTTTATTTTCTGGTGGAGCAGATTTTCCTAGTCCTGGAGTTTTTACTAATGTAGAACAATGGAATGGATCAACTTGGACTGAAACAACTGACATAAATTCAGCTAGATATGGGCAACAAGGATTTGGAATAGTAACTTCTGCCTTAATATGTGGTGGACAAGCTCCAGGAGGAAGTTATTTTACAAATACAGAATTATATAATGGTTCTAGTTGGACTGAAGTTGGTGATATAGCTTTTGAAAGGTCTTTTGGAGGATCAGCTGGATATACCGACAATACTTCAGGATTAATATTTGGAGGATATGACGATTCTCCAGCAGATAGGAGAGTTGTTAATGTTGAATTATGGAATGGTTCAAGCTGGACTGAACAAGCTGATTTAAGTGGCCCTGCATATATTGCAATGGCAGGAGCTGGAACTTCAACATCTGCAATAGCTTTTGGAGGAGAAGGCCCAGCGAATGAACTTAGAACTGCAACAGAAGAGTGGACAGGTGCAGGTTCTACTGATGTTAGAACATTTACAACTTCTTAATACTTTACAAATAAACTAAAAGGTATATCAATATGTCAATGTCAAATAAGAAAGACTTAAAAGATCTAATACAAAAAGAAGAAACACATTTAAACAATTTATTAGAACAAGAAGATTTAAATTCTTTCAAAGGAATGGTTGAAGAATTAAGAGATACTTGGACTAAGAAACAAATGTTTAGAACAGAAACAGAAGCTAGATTTTCTGTATTGCAAGACAATCGTTATCCTACAAAAGCTGCTAAGTATTGGCAATGTGTCAGAGAACAATCATCTTACTTGGACAACCTTATGACTTTATCATTTGATTATAGAAGAAATGATGCAAAGATTAAATGGTTAGAAAAAAAAATAGATACTGAACAAGATGAATATAAATTAACTAAATACCAAATAGATTTAGACGAAGCTAAATTTGGCAAAGCATCTATGGAAAAAGTTGCTAAACACAGAATGAGAGAAATTAAAATGTGGTCTAAATTAAAAAAAGAATTTAATGATGGATCATTTAATGACAAAGATGTTAATCAACATCAACTAGAATCTTATGGTTTACAATATGCAGCTAAAGCTAAAACTTTAAATGCAAACTCATCTGAATCAGAAGTATTTAATGTAATGGGTCAATTACAATCTTTACAAAGAATTAAAAAGTCTGGCGAATTACAACATGATAAGAAAGAGGAATTGCCTAACAATTCTTAATGAATTTTGATTTTGTATTTTTAGGTCAATCCATTCTAAAGTATCAAGTACCTTTAGATATATTTCATTCTATTAATTATATTTATGAATCTAACTATAACAATCTAGCACCTGCTAATACTCAACTTGTAGGTAAAATAGAAAGTGAACATTCTTTATTTTATAATGGTGCAGATCAATCTAAAATGAAAAATCATAATATGCTACCTACAAATGTTACAGATTATTTCATGTCTGTATTTAAACACTATTTAGCTTTTAATAAAATTAGAGATTACGATACACATTTAAATTCTATTTGGGTTAATGAAATGAAACAACATGAATATAATCCAGCACACATACATAGAGGTATGTTGTTTACAGGTTTATCATCTGTAATGATTTTAAAACTACCATCTACTTATGGTAAAGAATATTCAGCAGAACACATACAACAGAATGGAAGATTACAAATATTAGGTGCAAGTAATGGTCAGTTTGCAAAGATAGATTATCAACCACCAATGGATCTTAGAGATTTTTATGTATTTCCTTATGATATGCGTCATTGTGTTTATCCTTTTAATGGCACTAATGAAACTAGAAGAACACTTGCTGCAAACTGTGATGTGCAATTTGATCCAATAAAAAACAGAGGTGCAGTATGATAACAGAACCTAGATGGAAATCTTATATTGTAGAAACAACAACACCAATATTTACACCTAAACAATGTCAAATGATTATAGAAGCTGGAAGAAATGAACCTAAACAAGATGCTTATGTTGGAAATAAACAAGGAATAAAAGGTGGTGTGTTAGATACTAAAACAAGAACATCACATATCAGTTGGATTCCATTTAAGAAAATGACAGATATGTATAAAGACATAGAAAAAATTATGAAACAAACAAATGGTAATCATTTTGGTTTTGATGGAATGACTATCACAGAGATGGCACAATATACAGAATATCCAGAAGGAGGATTCTATGAATGGCATGTAGATAATGATGTTAATTGTCAGCATGAACCACCAGTTAGAAAAATATCTATGACTTGCCTACTATCTCCAGAATCAGAATTTGAAGGTGGTGATTTAGAATTAATGACAGAAGGTAAAATTGCTAAAATAAAACAAGGTCATGCAGTATTTTTTGCATCATTTATAAGACATAGAGTTAAACCAGTTATTAGAGGTAATAGAAAATCTTTAGTAATGTGGTTTGGAGGTACACCATTTAAATGATTAGAGAACTACATTTTCCAACACCTGTTTATATTGCAGATATAAAACATCCAACTTTGAATCAAGAATTAGAAAGAGATATTGTTGCTTGGTCTAAACAAGATAAAGGTATAACAAGAACTAATGTTCAAGGGTGGCACTCAACAACTAATATGGCTGATTTACCACAATTTAAAAAATTAGTTGATATGTTATATGCTTGTCAAAAAACTATTTATGAACAAGAACATTTAGATAGTGAACCTGTACTAGGTAATATGTGGGCAAACATTAATCCTCCAGGTGGTATGAATAGAGCTCATCAACATCCTAACTCACTATGGTCAGGTGTATATTATATTAAAGCACCTAAAAATTCTGGACATTTAAAAATAGATGATCCAAGATCAGTTGCTTGTATGTCAAGACCTAGACAAAAAGAAGGTCAAGTGCCTCCAAGATTATTTAGAGAAACACATTATGAACCTATTACTGGAAGATGTATTATGTTTCCATCATGGTTAATGCACTGTGTTGATCCCAACGAATCTAATGACATAAGAATATCAGTATCGTTTAATTTTTTACAGAAAGGAATGTTTGTATAATGTTTAAATATAAAGTTATAAAAAATGCAGTTAGTTATGAACTTGCTAATTTTTGTTTAAATTATTTTTTATTAAAAAGAGATGCAGTAGAATTTATGTATAAAAATAATATTCATGCAGAATCTAGTTTATTAGGTACTTGGAAAGACAAACAAATACCTAATACTTATTCTCATTATGCAGACTTTGTAATGGAAACTTTACTAGTAAAAATGTTACCTGTAATGAAAGAACACACAGGACTAGATTTAATACCAACTTATTCTTATGCAAGAGCATATAAAAAAGGCGATATACTAAAAAGACATAAAGATAGACCAAGTTGTGAAATATCTACAACACTTAATTTAGGTGGAGATAAATGGTCAATATTTATTGATCCAACTGGTAGTGATAATGTTATAGATGAATACAAAAACATACATAAACCTGATGCTCCAAAAGGAGATAAACTGGTGCTTGATGTTGGCGATATGTTAGTGTATTCTGGTTGTGATTTAGAGCATTGGAGAGAACCTTTTGAAGGTAATATATGTGGACAAGTCTTTTTGCATTATAATCATTTAAATGGTAAATACTCTGACAAAAACAAATTTGATGGTAGACCAATGTTAGGATTGCCTTCTTTTATAAAATAATAACTATGGCTAATATTTATAAAAATTCAATGTTTGATCTGACAACGACAGATAAGACAACTGTATATACTTGTCCTACAGACAGAACAGCTTTAATTAAAACTATTCAAGTAACAAATATTCATACTGGTGCTAATGAAGTAGAAGCATTTACCACAGACTCATCAGCTTCTAACTCAGAACATGAAATAGCTCATATATCTCTATCATCAAAAACTGTTGATAATTTAGCTAAAGGAACTATAGTTTTAGAATCTGGAGATGCTTTAAAATTGAAAGCACAAACTGCTGATGATATAGCAGGAATAGTATGTGTATTAGAAATATTTGACGAAAAAAGTGCGTAATTATATATTGTTATTAAGCATTTTTTAATGTATTTATGGAATTAGTACGAATACCAATTGAAGAACTTGATAAAGTTTGGGGTATGGTAGAAAAAGATATTAAGTCTGCTTTAGCTTATTCAAGTCAACTTACCGATTCAGATTTTGTTTATGATGTTACCAAACAAGGTAAATTTCAACTTTGGGTATTGTGGGATCGCAAACAAAAACTTACAACAAATAAATACTTTGGTGTTGTAGTAACTGAGTTGATTAAAAGAAAATTTGGTAAAGTTTGCCATATTTATATAATGACTGGCAGACAAAGAAATAAGTGGCAACACTTAATTAGTAAGATAGAAAATTTTGCTAAAGAAGAAGGTTGCGATATGATGGAACTTATTGCTAGACCAGGTTGGCAAAAAGTTTTAAACATCTTTGACTACAAAAGAACCCATGTAGTTTTAGAAAAAAAAATTAAACAGGAGAATAAAATATGAGTTTTGGCGGAGGATCAAGTGGAGGCACTTCTACATCACAAAAAACACCTTATGCACCAGCAGAACCAGCTTTAGGACAAATACTTTCAGAAGCTACAAATTTATATGGTCAAGGTGTAGGTGCAACAGGGTATGTTCCACCATCAGAACAAACTTTAACAGGACTTGCAGCACAAGAAGCATTAGGTACAGCAGCTCAACAACAAATGGCTGCAACACTTAGTGGTAATTATTTAAATCCTTTTCTTTCACCATTAATTCAAAAAACAGGACAAGATATTGCAACAGGAGTTCAATCACAATTTAGTGGTGCAGGAAGAACTCCGTCATCACCTCTTGCTCAACAAACTGCATTAAGTCAAGTTGCACAAGCTGCATTACCTTTAGCATTTCAAGAATATGGAATAGAAAGAGGTAGACAATTAGGTTTAGCAACACAATTACCTTCAGTATTTCAAACTGGACAACAATTAGAAAATATTCAAAGACAACAACAATTAGCTCCACTACAAGCATTACAACAATATTCAGGTTTTGTATCACCAATTGCTGCTGGATTGCCTACAACAATGGGATCACAACAAATACAAGCAAATCCTGTTTCAACTGCATTAAGTGGTGCTTTAGTGGGATCACAATTACCATCTACTTTTTTAGGTGGTTATGGAGCATTAGCAGGTGCAGGTTTAGGATTATTAGGAGGACTATTATAATGGATAAATTAAAAAAAATTTATTATGATCTTGAAACTAAAGTAAAAGCAAAACCTACTAAACATATTGTTGCTTTATATATTTTAGTTATAATTTCTATAATTTTATAAGGACATTAAATGAGTTCAGGTTCAGGTTCAGATTCAGGCGGAGGAGGAAATCAACAAGCAGCAGCAAAAGCTGCTATGACTTCTAATATTGCTTATTCTGGTGGAAGAACAGACGCACAATCTCAATATGGTGGTGGATCTTATGATTCATCTAAAAATGTTTCTAGTAGACAGCAAGAATATGGAGGAGGTGGTGGTGTAGATAATAAAGTAGATCCAGGTTTTCAAGAAGCATTAAGAAAACAAGCTATTAGACAAGCAGATCCTGTTTATGGTGATCCTGATCCAGAGGTAGATGTTGATCCAAGAGATAGAGATAGTGTTACAAGTTTTTTTGATAATTACATAGCTAATATAAAATCAAATCCATTAAATATTGGAGTAATTGGTGCTTTAAGAACATTATATCAAACTGAACAAGCTAAAAATATGTTGCTTGATACTCCAGGATATGAATTTTTAAATGACTATAGTATTTCAGATAACACACAAATTAATGATTCAGAAACAAGAGGTGTTATTAATAATATTGTAAGTCAATTACCTTATAATATAACAGGAACAACTCCTCAAGAATCTATGGTTAATAAATATTTTGATAATCTTAACACATCAGGTTTAGGGTTAAGTTCTGATTTGCAAACAGACTATAATAATGCTAAAACTAAGATAGATAGTATATTGGGTATAATACCCCCAAGTCAACAATTTGGCTACTCAGCACAGCCCTATGGCTTATTAAGTAGCACAAATACAGCAGACAACCCTTTTAATATAGACTATTTAAAACAAAGAGGATTAATATAATGAGTATAAACAGATTTAGAAATTTAGCTTACAATCCAATAGCACAATTAGGTTTTGGTGGACTATTAGGTGGTTTATCAGGACAAGCACCAGCTCAAGCTATTTTAGGAACTGGTGGTCAAGCCATGCAACTTGGCAGACAATTAGAGCAACAACAAGCATTAAAACTTTTATCTGAAATGCCTGAATTAACAACTATGCAAAAAAACTTAATTAAAATTGCACCAGGTGAAGTTGTTAAATCTTTATTAACACCACCTCAAACTACAGAAGTTGGAACAAGATTACTTACTGATGCTGAAAAAAAACAAGAAGGTTTTGATTTAACAGATGTTGTTCAAATAGATGCAAAAGGAAACAGAAAAGTTTTAAAATCTATCCCTGCAGGAGAAAAAGCAAAAGCTGCAACTAGAAAAACAGTTTTATCAAGTATTGATAAAATAGTTAAAGATGTTGATAAAGTAGGAACAGGTTTTTTTGAAGCAAGATTTAAAGGATTATCTACTCCTTTCAGTCCAACACAAGCAAAATTTAGAGCTGATACAAAACAGTTAGAATTAAATGTAATTAAAGCACTTAGAGGAGCTCAAGTATCTGCAGCTGAAGAAGACAACGTAAGACAAATTTTACCTCAAGTTACTGATAGTGAAACAACATTTAAAGCAAAAGCTAAAAGTTTAAGAGAGTATTTACAAGAATTAGATACAAGAATTGAAGGTGGTGTTATTACAAAAGAATCACAAGTTCTACAAAAAGAACCTAGAGAAAAAGAAGATGAATATACTGGAAAAATAGGTGCTGATGGAATCTATGATGTAACTGGAGGATAAATGGGAGTCATTACAGTTAGAAATTTAGGTCAAGTAAGAATAGCAGGTGATACTCCTACTAAACAAGAAATACAAAGAATTGGCTCTTTAATAAAAACTAAAAAAGAAAAATCAGAAAGACGATCTCTACCAGGTATTGTTGATGATATAGATATAGCAGAAGGTAACGAAAGAACCGAAGCTATCGAAAATTATTTAAAATCAAAAGAGTTTGCCAGACTAGCAACAGAGGTAGGTTTTGCTGTTGGTGGTGCTATGACAGGTGGTACTTTAGCTGCTGCAAGATTAGTTCTAAGACCAGCATTACAAACTTTATATAGATCATTAGGTGCAGGTTTTGGACAAGCAACAGGTGCAGGTATTGCATCAACTACATTTGATCCTAAAGAAGAATTAGCAAAAGATGTATTAAGAGCATTTGCACAAGGTTCAACATTTGAGGCTGTAGGTGCAGCTGTTCCTGCAATAATAAGTAAAGTTAAATTAAGAGGAATAAAAACTACAAAAGAAGCTGATGAAGCTGAACAAATAATTAAATCTCAAAAAGAAGAATTAAGTAAAGTTTCCAAATTAGATGATGAATTAGCAACTGCTTTAAAAGAAGGTCAGTTGACACCTGGACTACAAACAGAAAATAGATTTATAGATATTGCAGAAAACGTAACTGAAAAATCTTTATTTGGTGGTGGTAAATTAATAAAAGCTAGAAAAGGTGCTGAAACATTAACTAATAAATTTTTAGATGATTATATTGCTAACTATGGAGATATAACAAGAAGTGATTATGGTGATTTATTACAAAGAGCAATTACTGGAAATGTTGATGAATGGAAGATAGCTGCAAAAGGTGCATATCAAGCATTAGATGATAAATTAAGAGTTGTATCTGGTGGTGCAAGAGTAGATATAACTGATATAAAAAAATCAGCACAGA